AAAAGCTAAAACAAGATTTGAGAAATGGAGTGAAGACAATGGAATATTCGATAACTGATTGGGTATTACTCGAAGCAACTGTACTTTCTTTATTACTTGTTGCACTCTTTTTCGCGTTAGGACATTACATTGAGTGGAATACCCGTAAACAAATTAGAAAAGATAAAGGAGAATAACAATGCCTAGAACTAATTTTGGAAAGACCCGAACCCATGATAAACCATATGCTATTTACTCAGATGGTAGAGGGTGGGAATGGAGAGTACTCAAAACCTACAAACATTCTTCTGCTGAGAAAAATGATGGCTTTGCTAGATGGTTTGTATCTGCTACATCACCCATGATGCACGGTGGATCGTATGAGTATGGAGATACCTATTGTCGAGATATAAAGGACAATGGATTAGTAAAGTTAGTATTAGCTGATGACACATGGTTAGAGGAGTATGGTGATCAAAATGTTTGAACTGGTAGCTACGGTGATAATGATAACAGTGTTTATTGTTATCGCCATAATGAGTGTAATAATATTTAGATGAGGAATTTGTAATATGAGAACGATTGTTCATGTTAATCAGGGCAACATTCGGCAGAACATCAAGCGTGATCCGAATGATCGACTGCCAGTGCTGAGAGCGCAGGGAGACTTTGATACTTTGTATGGGGATCATATTGATATTATTGATCCCGATACTAATGAGGTTATAGCATCAGTAGTGTATCGCCCTGATGATCCTCTCTCTTGTGGAGCGAGAGTCTGGATCGAGACTGACAACGATGTAGTAGTAGGAGAAAATAAATGCAGCCACTAAATTACAATGAGTCCAAAGAGATTGTTGGATCATTCTCTAACACCAGTAAAATGCCAGGATCTTCTACAGGTTTGAGTGCATTATTGTGTGGAGTTGGTAGCAAACTCAGGAAGATTGTAGGCTCTGTATGCTACGACTGTTATGCACTCAAGGGTATGTATAGGATGCCAAACGTGAAGAATGCTCATGCTAAACGAGAGGCAGGTATCTCTCATCCTAGATGGGTTGAAGCGTTTGTAGTTATGCTCAATCATCACGCCAGTTTTGCAGTACCATACTTTAGATGGCATGACTCTGGTGATATCAGGAGTGTCGAGCATTTCGCTAAGATCTGTGAGATATGCGTTATGAGTCCACATATTAGGCACTGGATACCTACCAGAGAGAACAAGATCATCAGTGAGTATGTACGTCTAGGTGGATTGATCCCAGATAACTTATGTGTGAGATTGTCTGCTCCTATGGTTGATCAAGGTCCAGTTAAGACTGTGGACTACAATACTTCTACAGTGCATAATCCTCTTACAAAGTGGGTAGGTAAAGAGTGTCAGGCTTATCGTACTAGTAAGGATGGTAAGATCATGGCAAGAGAAGTATACTTAGAATTGACAGATGAAGAGAGGAAGGCGTATAAGAAGACTTCAGGATATTGCGGTTCATGCCGTGATTGTTGGAGCAAGGATGTTCCTAATGTTAGCTACCTCATACACTAGAAAGGAAATACAATGAGTGTTGCGAGTTTATTAATGGCAGGTTTTCCTTGTCAGGATTTATCCATTGGCGGGAAAGGTGCGGGACTTTCAGGTGCAAGGTCAGGGCTTTTTTATGATGCTTTGCGTGTACATGAGATGCTTAACCCTGATTACTTTCTCTATGAGAATGTCGCTTCTATGAAGAGACAAGATAGAGACATCATCTCTAAAGAGATTGGAGTTGAGCCTATCGAGATCAACAGCAACCTAGTCAGCGCACAAAACAGGCGTAGGCTTTACTGGACTAACATACCGTATGCTGGATTACCAGAAGATCGTGGAGTGTTGCTCAAGCATATACTAGAGACTAACGTAGACCCAAAGTATCTAGCAGGACAAAAGCTTCTGGATAATTATGCTGGAGGTAATCAGTTGAATCCTGACTACAAATCTCAGGCAAATACAATACACGATCATAATAAGAAAAGTCCTTGCATAGCTGCTGGCACTCATGGGTATGCGATTGGTTATGTAGATGCTGAACACTTTAAGTATGGTGATATGGAAGAGGTGATGGTCAATTCTAAGAAGTGGCGTAAGCTATCTCCTCTTGAGTGTGAGAGATTGCAGACACTGCCAGACAACTATACCAATCATGTATCCAATACTCAGAGGTACAAGATGATTGGCAATGGATATACAGTAGATGTTATAGGTCATATACTAAAAGGTCTTCCCGAAGATATCGATACAGTCTATAGTTTATTTGATGGTTGCTCGATGGGTCAAATGGCATTGATCCGAATAGGGAAACTTACTGCTGACTACAGGTACTTTAGCAGTGAGGTAGACAAGTATGCCATAGCTGTAACCCAAGCTAACTTCCCTGAAACTATACAGCTTGGGAATATTCAAAACGTAACTTTATGTGACATAACTAAAAAAGGAAGATGGGATGAGGATTTCAGTGAGAACAGCGTCTAAGTTTCTTAATACTAATGAGGATCACATTCGTTTACTAGCGAGTGAGGGAGACATTAGTAAGGTAGTAGATGGTAAGATAGATTTACAAAGTATTGTAGACTATCAATGGGGTAAGATATTTGATAGAAGGATTATGCACGATGCTATACGGGATTATCATGGCTTCTAGGAAATTATCTGATACTATATTTGAGTTAGTTTGGAAAGCTGCCCATAATAATCCTGGATATGGTATGAAGGAATTGAATTTAATCCAGAGTATGCACCCGACTCTTGATATGAATACTTTAAAAAAAGTGATGGGTCATGCGAAACGCACTCCTAAAAATGTGGAGTGGAATATTATTAAGGCAAGGTCAACTAACTAAAAAGGACAACTAACATGGCTATAATGTGTGAAGTTTGTGGGAAATCAAACCCTAATAGAGCAGTAATGATTGAAGAAGTTTTTACGACAGAAAACAGAACAGAAGGTATGCTGGATATTTGGGTAGGCATAGACTGTCGATGCTACATTAACTTTTCAATTGATCAACTCTTAACTATAGCAGAAGGAAAGGAGGAAGAAGATGATTGAGACAATAATGATAATAGTTGGAGGAATTTTAATAGTCGGTGTATTCGTTTATGTACACTGGGATGCGAGGAAGAAATGACCTTGATGTATATAGCAATCTATGTTACAATAACATTATTAGTAATATTAAAATGATGAGGAGTTAGCAAATGTCTAACACAACTACAGTAATACAAAGAACAAACCGTTTCACTGGTAATAAAGAAGTGGTTGAGATTGATAACAAAGCTGCCTCAGTTGGCGGTGATGTAGGTGGTAGGGTATACAAGCAATACCTTACGAGATTAATAATGAATAAGTATAGAGTGCTTGGTATTCGTAACCTCTCTGATGGAAGGTTTGTAGCATGAAAATTACACAGATAAATAGAGAAGTTTGTAAGCAACTTAGAGTTGATATGAACGAAGCGATTAAAGCCAAGCTAGAAGAATATGGTTTGGAAGGAGAGTTTTTAAACGGTTCTTTCGATGATGAGTTGGTAACATTCAAAGTCGATATCAAGATTGCAGGTGCAATGGATAAACATGATAAACAACTCTCAGGTAGTTTAAGTTGGTATGCTAAACATATGGCGAATACTTTTGAATTAGATGAGGAGTTGATACTCAATGAAGAATATCTACATGGTAGAGAAAAGTATAAGCTAGTTGGGTACAACTCTAAGGCTAAAAGATATCCATTGATTATGGAGAATATAGAAAGTAAAAAGAGATATAAGTTTGATGAGTCTATAGTTAGAAACAATCTATTAAGGAGAGTAGCATGAGTGTCGAAGAATTATTTACATACGGAGATGACGAGAAGATAGCTTATCTTGAGAAAGAAAATATCTCTCTCATGCAAGATAACCGTATATTAAATAGTATTATCCAGAAGCAGGATGAAACAATAGATTTGCTAACAGAGAGGGTAAACAAGGCTAATCGAGAGAAACTTAGGAGAATGGTAGTGTGATAACTTATGTATACCTAGCTATACTTTGCAATATTGCACTGTTAGCATGGGTAATTTATTTATCTTATAAAATTCACATACTCTCAATAAGGCTAAGAGAAGTTTTAGAAAACTACATAGACAAGGAGCAAAATAATGTCAGTTGATAGTGTAACCACAAGTTTATTTCATTACCCTGTTATTGATATGGATGGTAACGTAATAGGATATGAGCAGAAGCGAGTAGGCTTTCATAAACAACAGTTAGATGCAGAGCATACTAGGCTAAAGGATCGGGCAGACTACTTGCAGCCTAGCAGGTATCGCGTAGACCCAAGTAAAATAATAGATGTAGAGGTATAGTATGAATAACTGGGATGCCTCGAAACAACTCCTATTTAGTTGGGTAAGCTCTTGTCCGAAAGGATGGGTTCCTCACTGGTATGAGAGCGAAGCAGGTAACGTAACACTGCATATAATTAGGGAAGAAAAGATAAAGGAAGCTCCCGAAGATGTGCAGGAACTATTAAGAAAAGCGAGAGGTAGATAATGTCTGAAAAAACGTATACTTTTAAGCGCATAGAAATCTATGTGGAAGAAGTAGTAGCAGTAAATGAAAGAGAGGCTTGGGATGTGATTGAAGCATTAGATGACGGAGAGTGGATATCACTTCCAGTTTCTTCAGATATTACTTTAGAGAAGGAGAATAAATAAAATGAAAAGAGTATTGACAAGAGCAGATTTTGATAAGCTACAACAGAGAAGAGAGAGAAGAAAGAAAGCAATGTATACTGACTTTAAACACTACCAGAAGTGGACCAAGACTACTGCAATTTATAAGCAGGAGATTATTTATCCAGCCTTAGAGTTAGCAGGTGAAGCTGGAGAAGTATGTAACCAGGTCAAGAAAATATGGCGAGATGATGATGGAGTTGTATCACCACATAGACGAATAGACTTAGAGAAAGAACTAGGGGATTGTCTCTGGGCTTTAGCTAGACTAGTCGATGATCTTGGTTTAGACTTTAACAAGGTTGCAGAGAATAACGTAGCCAAGCTGGAAGATCGCAAGGCTAGGAATGTTATCGGTGGTTCAGGGGATAAGAGATGATAAAATGGGTATTGTCTTTTTTGTTTTTAGTTTTAATCTTTGCAGTATTAAATATGTATGAGTATTTAATGGAACAAAAAGATGACAAAACATAAAAGATATATCTCAGATATCATAGACGAATGGGTGGAGACTTTTGATGAGTATGAAGAAGCAGAAACAATCTTATCGGAAGTCCAACCCTATCGCAAAAGATTTGAGGACACCAAAATATCAGACGAGAATGATTAGGAATAAAAAGAAAGAGGTGAAGCATGATCCAGGATTTGATAGACGATCTTGGTTTGATGGATGGAGAAACCAGAAGGATTAACTGTCCTCATTGCGCTGGACTAAAGACTTTTACCATCTCTATACTTGAAGGTGTAGCCGTATGGAATTGTTATAAAGCTAGTTGTCCTAGTAAAGGTGCAACCAAACAAACTTTATCTAGAGATGCTATATTTAATCGTGTTGTACCACTCGTAAAAATAAATAGATCAAATGTATATAAAATACCAGATAGTTTCTCTTCATTCTTTCCTGAGAAGATGGTGAGATATATGGATAAGAATAATGTAACTAAGGCATGGCGAGATAATCATGTAGAATTGTTTCACGATGTTTTACAGGATCGCGCAGTCTTTGCTATTAAGAAGGATGGTATTATAGTAGATGCTATCGGTAGGGCTTTGAAGTATGGTACGAAGTGGCATAGGTACGAAACAACTACCGAACCATTCATATCAGGTACAGGAGATGATCTATACCTAGTTGAAGATGCTGCATCAGCCTGTGCTATATCGTCATACGGTACTGCAATGGCACTACTTGGTACTAACCTAACAGACAGAGCTTTAGAGATAGCTAAAGAGTATCCTAGATGTATTGTCTGCCTAGACAAAGATGCTAGTAAGAAAGCTTTATTATTGACAGTTAGATTAAAACAGTTTACTAAAACCACTATGAGATTATTAGAATTTGACCCTAAAGAATATCCAGAGGGAGTGCTTGCATGAATAATATTGTGCCTATTGGAGTTAAACCAATGTCTGAAGGTAATGTATCTAACATATTGTTAGGATTGTTTTTAAATTATGAGTTCTGGAAAGACCATCACTATATGGTTAGCGAGAACTACTTTGAAAAAGAAAGTAAAAAGATATTTCAAATCATTGGAATGTCGCACGAGAAGTATGAGAGGGATTTAGATAGAGAAGAAGTGGAAGCACTACTTCTTGCTAACAATCCACTACTCACTGGTTCTCAACGAGCATCTATACTAGAAATAACTAGACGTATGGAGTCTAGGGTGCAGCCTGATGTAGCTAAAGACGTACTACGATCTGCGTTTAGAGAACATATAGGACAGACTGTAGCTAACATTGGTATTTCTATGATGGATGGTAGTGAAAAGGATTTGTCTAAGGTCCAAGAGTTAGTGGAGAGATATCAGGATGGCTTTCAACCTGATGAAATACTTGTCGAGTTATCTAATGAATATGATGATATCTTCTCGGATGATGAAGACCTACCTTGGAAGTGGAACCTTTCTCAACTCAATGTACTGTGTCCAGGTATAGGACCAGGAACTTTAACCACTGTGTTTGCATTAGTTGAAACTGGTAAGTCTGCATTTGTTGTTAGTACTGCATTCGGGCCTGATAGTTTTGTCGATCAGGGTGCAAAGGTAATGATGATATGCAACGAAGAACCAGCAAAGAGAACTCAGCAACGTGCAGTCATGTCATACTCAGGTTTAGATGCCAATAAAGCTAGGCAGAACAAGGAGTATGGTAAGAAAATGTGGAATAAAATTAAAGACTATACAATAATAAAAGATGCTAATGACTATCCGACGATGGATGCAGTCGAGGCACTGGTGAGGAAGCAGAAGCCTGACATACTCGTAATAGATCAGCTAGATAAGATGATGGTTAGCGGAACATTTACCAGAGATGATCTTAGGTTAAGTGAAATATACCGTAAGTCTAGGTACATAGCCAAGAAGCATAACCTAGCTTTGATCGCAGTATCACAAGCAGACGCTTCAGCAGATGGGAGAACAGCATTAAGGTTTACTCAGATGGCTAACAGTAAGATAGGTAAGGCTGCTGAAGCTGATGTTATTATAGGTATAGGTAAGGAGCAAACAGATACAGGTGAAGATAACTTCTTAAGATACTTACACATTTCTAAAAACAAACTAGGAGGAAGACATGGGAGAGCTACAGTTCGTATCGAGCCTGAGATAAGTAGATACGTAGATTAATTTTTTTCTTGACAGACTAAAAAAAGTATGTTATATGGTTGGTTTCAACTTTGGGAATACTCTAGTATACTATATAATATATATAATATTAATATAATATAATAATATATAAGGATATATAATGTTATTAGAAAACTCTATATTAAAAGTAGGTGCAGCATTAACTTGTCTAGCACAGAATATTTATTTCGAGTCGCGTGATCAATCTACAGTTGGTCAGATAGCTGTAGCAGAAGTTACTTTAAATCGCGTGGCAGACCCACGTTGGCCTAATGATGTTTGCTCAGTTGTAAAGCAAGGACCAACCTACAGGTGGAAGAAGACCTATCCAATTAAACATAAGTGTGAGTTCTCTTGGTACTGTGATGGTAAATCAGATGAACCAAAGAATGTAAATGCGTGGAAAAAATCTATGCAGGTAGCTAGATATGTTTATCATAGTGATGGGAAAATGAGGATAGTAGAAGACGCAAAATATTTCCATGCTAAATATATAGACCCAGGATGGACAAAATTAAAAAAGGTTATTACTATCGGCGATCACATATTTTATAAGTGAGGTGACATGACAAATTACAGAAAAAGATATATTGCAGCAGGTAAGATGTACGCATCAGACGATGTATATTATTGGGAGTGTCTATCGAAAAAACCTACGACTGAATTGAAAGCAGAGATAGAGTTATATGCAAGACTTTGGGGTGACGAATACGTTGAACTAGCAGTGCGTGAAGTAGATAAAAATTCTGATTATAAATTGTTTGATATGGTTGGGGTAACTTGCAATGACTGATTATGCATTAGTTATAGACCTTGAAGTTGATCTTGGGGGTAATCGCAAAGACCCCTCACCGTATAACAAGGACAACACCTTAGTAGCTATAGGGTATACTTACAGAGCATTAGATGGTTCACCTATATGGGACAGCGGTGGGGTTGTAAAAATAAAGAAATTTCCTGTAGACAATCATTATCTTTATGAATTTCAAGAAGCAATAAATGAAGCTACATACATCGTAGCACACAACGCTAAGTTTGACCTGGCATGGTTACGCGAGGTAGGCATAGAGTGTGACATAAAGATTATTGATACCATGATCAGTGAATATGTATTGAGCAAGGGTATACGAAATAAACTTTCGTTAGATGCTTTATCTACGAAATATAATGTTATTCGTAAACAAAGTTTACTTAGCGATGCACTGAGTAAAGGTTTGAACTACTCAGATATGTCTGAAGAAGATCAGAGAAAGTATTTATACTACGATGTAATGTCTACTGCTGAAGTATTTGAGAAGCAGCAAAAGAGATTTCAATTAGAAAAGAATAAATCTTTAGTTGCTATTCGTGATCTCATGTGTCAGTTCTGTTCTGTCTTAACTGATATAGAGAGGTCAGGCATGGCTATTGACCTTACTGTATTAGATCAAGTTGATCAGGAATATGAGAAAGAACAGGCTGACTTAAATTCATACCTAAGTCAGAAAGTTCGTTCTTTAATGGGTGATCTAGATGTTAATCTATCTTCCCCCGAACAGCTATCTCAAGTAATCTATTCATGTAAGTTACTTGATAAGAATACTTGGAAGGATCAAATGAACATTGGTCTAGATGACAGAGGTAAACCTTTACTTAGACCCAACATGGATATTAAATCTTTTAGGGATGTTCTCTCTAAATGTTTTAAACGCGCACACAAAGTTAGGTCAATCAAATGTGTGTCCTGTTATGGTAAGGGTGGATACTTTAAGATTAAGAAAGATGGTACTAACTTTAAGAAGGAGACTAAATGCCCTGAATGTTTAGGCAAGGGTACAACATATCAGGATTTACCAGATAGAGGTGGTCTTAATCTATCTCCTAGAGTATCTCTAGCTTCTGCCGGAGGCTTCAAGACAGACAAGGGTACACTTACTACACTTCTTAATGAGGTTACTGATCCTGAAGCTAAGAAATTCTTGGAATCCATAGTAAGACTGTCAGCAATCGAAACATATAGGTCTGCCTTTATTGAAGGTATACGGAAGGGTATTAAATCAGATGGTTTACTTCATGCTAATTTTAATCAGTGTATTACTGCAACTGGTAGGCTAAGTAGTAGTAGTCCTAATCTACAGAATATGCCTAAAGGTAGGCTATTTCCTGTACGAAAAGCATTTGTTAGTAGATTTGATGGAGGTTCGCTTGTCGAAATTGATTACTCTCAACTTGAGTTTAGGATTGCAGGAATACTCGCAACTGATGAAACAGTTAAACGAGAAGTCGAATCTGGCTTTGACGTTCACGCCTACACTGCCAAAGTCCTCACAGACAATGGCGAACCTACTGAAAGAGGGGCAGCAAAAGCTTCCACCTTCCGTCCTTTGTATGGGGGAACCCAAGGTACACCTGCTCAGAGAACCTATTTTAAAGAGTTCTTCGGAAAGTATAGAGGTATATTTAAATGGCATGAACAGCTTCAGAATGAAGCCATAAAGTTTAAAGTAGTTAAGACTGCTACAGGCAGACAGTTTAGTTTCCCTGATTGTGAAAGAAACCTGTCAGGGTCTGCCACATTTAAAACACAAATAGTAAATTATCCAGTGCAGTCCGTAGCAACTGCTGAGATAGTTCCATTGGGAGTAATCATATTATTTAACAAGTTAAGGGAGATGAAATTAAACAGCATCGTTATAAATACAGTGCATGACAGTGTTCTAATTGACACACATCCAGATGAACTAGATATAGTCAAGTCAGTGGCACCAGGATGTTTAGTTGATGCCCAATCTGAAGCTAAGAGAAGATTTGGATTAAGTGACTATATACCACTTGAGGTTGAGATGTCTCAAGGGAAAGATTGGATGCATCAGGAGGGTGTAGATGTATGAGCAACTAAGTTTATTTAAAGTTGAAGTAACAAATGAAGAGGACACAATAGTATGCAGACATTGTAACGTAGAAAAACCTTTAATGATGTTTAGGTTATACAGGAGAGCAACAGGAGATCACAGGCAAAGTAGAAGCACATCTTGCAAAGAATGTCAAAAATCACATAGCAGGGTAGTTGATATTATAAGAAAGACCGCACCTCCTCAGACTACTTCTTGTGCTATATGTAAAAAGAAAGATATAAAAACTGTTTTGGATCACTGTTATGAAACTGAAACATTTAGAGGTTGGTTATGTCATCACTGTAATTTAGCGATTGGACTTTTAGGAGATGATATAGAGGGACTAACAAGAGCATTAAAATATTTAAAAAATGACTTGACAAATGAGTAAATTTGTGGTATAAAGGTTTCTTTTTTTAGAAAGGTTAGAATATGAGTAACTTAGCAACATTAGACTTAAATGCAGATGATCTATCTGCTTTATATTCTACAATGGATTCAGGCCCATCATTAGCTAGGGCTAGAATAAACAAGGATAGTTCAATAGAGGTTGGGGAAGAACTAGTAGATGTACCTTCACCTTCTATTGCATTGTCTCATCCTGATTATGGTGAAGTATATTCAAAGAATAGTTACTTCAGAATATTCCTGGATACAATGCAGACTTCTGTGTTTGATGCAGATCAAGAAAAGTTCAGCAACATATCGCAGCACTTTAAGAACTTCTCTGAGACTGCCCTCGATTGGTTTGGGGGTGATAAGTGTGGGTGGATACCTGCCAGAGAGAAGGAGAAGCTACGAGGTATAGACCCTGTAGCATACGCTAATGCGACTAAGGTTAAGTTGTATCGACATATCTTTGGTCTAATAAAAATGGATGATCCAGTTGTAGCAGGATCAGAAGAAAAGATAAAAATAGAAGATGTACCTTTTCGTATGAAGTTAGGCCCATCAAACTTTATGGAAGTAAGTAAGGTTATGGGTGGTATGATTAAACAGCAATACATGCCTCTTAACTTTGATATGAAGATATCTTTTAAGCAAGAGAAACGAGGCTCTAACAAATGGTTTGTACTGAAGTATCAGCCTATGTTAAATAAGATGCATCCTCTTACAGATGAATTAAGAGAATACCTATCTGGCTTTGTTGATTTAGTTAGGCGAGAGAACGAACAAGTTGCCACTAAGATGAGAGAAAACTCATCAGGCTTAGATATTAACGATGATGACTTTAGTGACATCATAGATGGCGACTAATCTTTCTGAGAAGATTGAAGATTTCCTAGCAAACGATCCGAAAATCCCTGATGATATTATATTCAGGGCTAGTCAGATGTTCAATAACAAACTAGGTAAATTCAACTTCAAGAGAAAAGGGGGAGCAAAGCTTCCCTCTATGTCTCAAGTAGGTAAACCATTTTGTCAGTTACATGCTGAGAAATTGGGATGGGAAAAACTACCAGAGGTAAATTCGTTTAAGATAAAGATGCTGTATGGTGATATGACTGAGGTTATTGCAGTCGCTTTGTTACTAGCAGCAGGTGTAGAAATAGTAGACTTAAATAAAAGAGTTATGCTACCAACAGAGCATGGTATAATAAATGGAGAGCTTGATTTAATCATACGTGACGGTAACTCCTACTCCCTTTGGGATATTAAGAGTGCTTCTAGGTTTGCATTTGATAAAAAGTTTGCATCTTATCAGGCGTTAAAAGACAATGATGACTTTGGTTATCTAGAACAGTTATTTGGATATACTAAAGCAGAACGCGAAGAAACACCTGATATAAAGGCAGGTGGTTGGATAGCCATCAATAAAGAATCGGGAGAAATGAAGGTTGTACCTGCTGATCCTGATGATGAAGAACTGTATACTAAGAAGATCAACAACACTCTTAATAAGTACATTGAAGCAGACGAGAATAACTTTAAACGATGTTTTGAAGATGAGCCTGAAACATTTTATAGAAAAACAACAGGTAATCGTAAGCTTCACAAGACTTGTGGGTATTGTAACTTTAGATACTCTTGTTGGTCTGGCTTAGTGTATGCCCGTAACCCTAAATCAAAGGCAGCTAATGCCTACAACTACTACACAGTCTTCAAGGATTAAAGTTTCTTCCGCGAAGGCAAAGGGAAGAAGACTCCAACAGTGGGTGCGTAACTATCTTCAACAACATCTTAAAGGTGTGGAAGAGGATGATGTTACGTCTACTCCTGGTGGAGTTAATGGACCTGATATAGGCTTGTCTCCACTGGCAAGGAAGTTATTTCCTTGGACCGTAGAGTGCAAGTCTAGGTCTTCCTTTTCTATATACTCTGCTCTTGAACAAGCAGAAAAGAATTTGATTAAAAGCACAAAGCCGATTGCCATACTTAAAGGTGATCGTAAAAAGCCAATGGCATTACTATATGCTGAGGATTTATTGGAGATACTAATATGTTCGACGAAAAAGAACAAAAAATAGTTCATCAGATAACAGTACCAGACAATACCTTTGGTATATTTTGTCATTATGATGATCAGAATAGAACAGTAGAAATATTTGTAGGGGATTTTGCATCAGAAAAGATGCAAGGCTCAGAACCACACCAGATGCTGTTAGATATAGGTGACAGTATAACGATGATGCTAGAAGCTACTATTCAAACTGCAATTTCTCAAGCCATAGATAAAACTAACGTAGAATTAAAACCAGTTAATCGTGTTAAGCAACGCGATGGTAATATAGTTTACGCAAACTTCTCTAAAAGGATACATTAATGAACGATATGGTCAATAAACCACCTCACTATAATCAAAATGGTATCGAATGCATTACCGCAATTGAGGCCGCTACAGGTAAAAACTTCAAATACTATTTACAAGGTAATGTACTCAAGTATTTATGGAGATTTGACTATAAAGGTGATCCTGTAAATGATTTAAGGAAAGCTGAGTGGTATCTCAATAGGCTTATTAAAGAAGTTACTATAGATGAATTAGGACAAGAAGAGGTAGTAGTAGTAAATGAAGACACATACAGTAATTCAGGGTAATCATTATGGTAGTATTTGTTAGAATAGCTGCTAACGTAGACAGGGATGCTTCATGGATTCCTGCCGACGGAGCAAGGGGATTAGAGACTGAGCTAAAAGACTTAATCTCTTCATCAATTAAAGACTGCATAGATGGTTTAGAAATTACACGTATAAAGGTTATAACAGATGACGACATTTAAATCTAATATGAATCCTATGTTTCGTTCTAAATTCTCTGAAGATATTTTTCATCTAAAGTATGCCCATACTGGTTGTGATACTTGGGAACAACTAGCTAGAGTACTAGTAGAAGATGTATGTGGAAAGCTACGCCCTGATGAAGAAGCTTTAATGCGTAAGGAAGAACGTAAAGAGTTACAAAGATATATTACTGAGTTAAAATTTGTTCCTGGTGGGCGTTATATTTATTATGCTGGTAGGGAAAGACGTTTTTATAACAACTGTTTCTTGTTGTCTGCTGAAGAAGACACAAGGGAAGATTGGGCTAATCTTAGTTGGAAATCTGAATCCTGTCTTATGACGGGTGGTGGTATAGGAATTGACTACTCTATTTATAGAGAGTCAGGAAGATCATTGGGTGGCTCTGGTGGACTAGCGTCTGGCCCTATACCTAAAATGCAGATGATTAACTCCATCGGAGCCAATGTCATGCAAGGTGGGTCACGTAGGTCTGCTATGTATGCATCTCTTAATTGGAAGCATAATGATATCCCTAGCTTCTTGACTGCTAAAGATTGGGATACAATGCCTGTAGGTGATACAGGATTTACCCTTAAACAGATTAAAGAACAGGACTTTAACTTTCGCGCCCCTCTAGACATGACTAATATTAGTGTAAATTATGATACAGAGTGGTTGTTAAACTACTGGAAGACAGGAGATGTTGGTGAGGTATTTAAAAGCAATGTTAAGCAAGCACTTAGATCAGCGGAACCTGGGTTTAGTTTTAATTTTATGGACAATGAAAAGGAAACCCTAAGAAATGCCTGTACTGAAGTTACTTCTGCTGATGACAGTGATGTGTGCAATTTGGGGAGTATTAATTTGGGACGTATTGACTCGATTTCAGAATTAGCAAGAGTAGTCGAGTTAGGAACCAAGTTTTTACTGTGTGGTACATTAAAAGCAGAGCTACCCTACGAGAAAGTGTATTCAATTAGGCAAAAAAATAGACGTTTAGGATTAGGTCTAATGGGTATGCATGAATGGTTAGTAAAGAGAGGAGAAAAATATGAAGTTACCCCAGAGTTACATAAATGGCTGTCGGTGTATAAAGGAATCAGTGATGACATCTCTAAGAAATTTTCTGATGAGTTGTCGATATCAAGACCCGTTGCAAACAGGGCTATTGCTCCTACTGGCTCTATTAGCATTCTCGCTGGTAGCTCCAGTGGGATAGAACCTATCTTTGCTGTAGCATATAAACGTAGATACCTGACAGGTGGTACTAGGTGGAAGTATCAGTATGTTATTGATGCAGCCGCACAAGAATTAATAGATATGTATGGTGCTAATCCTGATAAGATAGAGTCTGCATTAGATTTAGCAGATGACTACGAAAGAAGGATTAAGTTTCAAGCTGATGTTCAGGACTATGTGGACATGAGTATTAGCTCTACTATTAATCTACCTTCTTGGGGGTCTAAATTTAACAATCAAGATACAGTAGATGAGTTTGCTAACACATTAGCTTCTTATGCTCACCGTTTAAGAGGGTTTACTGCTTATCCAGATGGATGCAGAGGTGGACAACCCCTCTCTGTAGTACCATATAGTGAAGCAATAGATAAGTTAGGAACAGAATTTGAAGAACACGTTGAGACACATGATATCTGTGATATTACCAACTCAGGAGGAGTATGTGGCGTATAAAAAACGTAGGAGATATCCTTTTCCTATGAGAGATATTGTTCATCAGGGTAGATTAGGGTTTAGAAGAAATAGAAACAACCCTTTCCCTTCTAGTTCTGATCGCCATAAAGAATGGTTACGTGGATATAATTTAGAATACTCCTCTAACCTAAAAAAACTAGAAACTACAAGTGCAACAACTTTAATTTAAGGAGGTTATGATGAATAAAATAATAGGAGGTTACATTGCTTTATGTTTATCTATGTTCTATGTTTCCCCAACGTATGCACAAACAAAACCACCACCAGACCCAGACTCAACAAGTAATCCAGGAACGCAGTGTCGGCCTATGGAAGACGCTATTAAACATATTAAAGATACCTTCGGGGAACACTTAATCTTTAGGGGTTTGTCTGTTAGAGGACACGTAACTACTGTATACTATAATGCAACTACAGGTACGTGGACTGCGCTGATTTTATACCCCACGCTACAACATAAAATGTGTGTAGTTGATTCAGGATCAGTTGGAGAGGCCGTGGACGAAGACCCCGCTAACAAAATTAGTACCGATCCACTAGAAGGAGTTCCTTGGTATCGTAGATTTTTTAATATTAACGTAGATAACGAATATTTTCTAAGATTTTTCCAGTAAAAATGCCTAAATTGAGTATATGGCATTTTAAGGTATGCTAGAGAGGATGTAGGTAAAATCTGGACTATACCCCCTACAGGTATTGCTTACACCCCTTTCTGGCCCCTTATACGAAGCCGTTTTTTTAAAAATGGGACAAAAAATGGAAGATGAACACGTTGGAGTTACGATTGTTACTAAGACACCACTATACACTATTGATTGGTACGTAAAATGGTTTTCATCAATTATCCTGATGATAGGAATGCTATTAACGTCTAATAATATCTTTCCCCTAAACTTGTATTTTCATTTTTTAGGAATAGGGGGATGGTTAATAGTGGGCATGTTGTGGAATGACCGATCATTAATAGTAATAAATACTTTTGCATTAGCGACTTTAACAACTAGTCTATTTAGAATACATTTTGAAATGTAAGGAGAAAGGAGATGAACTTTAAAACAGTAGTAACTAAAACAGACGGAGGTAAAATAAGTAATACATTTAACCTCTTGCGTGATGCCAAGAAATATGTTAGAAAGATATCTGATCCTGGTGATCATGTAATTATAACTGAATCAGGTAACAAAGAAGTATTTACACTCTACGAGTATGACGTAGAAGATTGGAAAAAGAAATGAAAGAATCAGTATTAGACATTATGAAACGAAACAACGCAGAATGGCGTAAAGAGTGGGATAAATTACCAACCAAAGCAACTAAGAAAAAGGAAGTTAAAGATGATCAAAACATTAGCAGTAAGTAGTATAGCATTAGCTGGATTAGTAATAGCGAGTATGTCTATTGCCTCAGACAAAATTCCAGCTTGTCCATATGATAATGTGACAGGTGATTGGCACGATCCAGTTACAGGTCAGATATCTGCATACGGTACTATGGACGATGCAGCCGATTGTGCTTACCACGGTTTATTGCCTAAAGTAGTCAGGGATAGACTAGGTACTGTAGGTGATGCTAGAACTAAAAAAGATGCAAAGCTTATATTAAAGCTACATAAAAACGCATCTAAGTAAACTAGAGGGGGATTAATTTCCCCCTTTATCTATGGAGAATAATTATGTCTCAACAAATTGAAAATAGTTTAAAAGTTAGTGTACCTGATTTATCTGATGTTGATCCATTTACAACATATAGTGACACATTACATAAGATGCTTACAGGGAAGTTTAAGAAGTTTAAAGAACTTTTCAAAAAAGAATATAGTCATTCTGAAGCATACATTGTATGTGATGATGAAAAATTATTTCATTGTAGGTTTCCATCTAGAAATGAACCCCCTACGGAAGTTTATAATTCTTTATTACAAAAATTTCCTGAACTAGAATTTTCATATCACTGGTATGATTGGGATGGTAATCCATCAGGTCCAGCCTTTGGTTACTATAATTATATAGATCCTAAAATATTTAAATCCTAAAATATTTTAAAGTGAAGGGGGATTAATTTCCCCCTTTATCTTTTGGTGAAACCTGCACCGAAATACAAGCCAGTGATTGCAGCGACTAAGTTTGTATCAAGTGGCGTTATTACGAAACCTTGAAATGTTTTCCATTCCATAGCTTTTTCTGGACCAAACATCCAGTTCATAAATCCTCCTTGTAACTCCGTGTACCCTACAGTAACTAACCAAGGGAACTCAGGATATATAAGGGGGATTACTTTTGGTAATACGATAATAGAGAATACAGCAGACAATGCTATTATTCTTCTAGTCCAAGCAAAGTGAACATCCTTTATACCGTGTTCTCTTGCAGAAGCAACGATCTTACTTTCTTCTGTTAAAGCAGCTATGTACATCTTGTTAGCTTCTTGCTTAGACTTAATATTTTGCCCCCATATACTCATAACACCACCTAGTAAGGTTGATGCTAGTAGGGTAAATATTTCCATTGGGAAGCCACCCATTTTATTTCTCCTTAACTTCGTTTGGTTCTTCTATTATTTTTTCTATCTTTAGGAATTTAATTCTTTCATTAGGAACAAATCTCCATACATGGCCTCTACCATTTTTTATAGAAAAGACGCTTTCGTATATTCCTACCTTAACTAGTATTGCTCTATCTCCATCGACAATACATCTATCTCCTTCATTAAAACTAGCATCAAACTTAAACTTAATACCAGTGATAAAGTTTGTGATTAAGTCTTTAATGAAGAACCCAAGTCCTAAACTAAGGAATATAGCCATAAGAGGTACGAGAGCATTAGTAAGATCCAAGGATATACTATTTAACGAATCCATTTAAAATCCTAGTTGATTCATTTGTGATACGTAACCACCTTTATTTCTTGGTAAACTTCTTGCTTTTTCACTAACAAGATCAGATACTGCCTTATCAGCACTTTTTAAGTATGACCTAAGTACTTTTACGTCTTTTACTGCTCTTATTATTTTTTCTCGTTTTGATCCTGTAGCATCTTTAACTCTTCCATTATATTTTAAATCAGGATCTCTTCCATGTTTTTTTCTAAATTTTTCTATTGCTCTACCTACATCTCTTCTTGGTGAATCTCTAAATTTTTTTAAGTTAGTTAACTCTGGATAAGTCTCCTCCATCCTTTCATTAGCAATTTCTTTAATATTATTGTAATTACTATAACCTGCACCTTTAAATGCTTTTTTTACTCTAGGGCTTCGATCATATCCTTTTCCTGAAAACAAAGCTCTCATAAAATCTTTTTTAGACTCAAAAGGAGCATTTTGATAGTTAGGGTTTTGTAATGTTTCAGGATAAACGATGTCATCTACAAGGCGACCTAACTCTCTTTTGTATGCGTATGAATATTCATTTACGTTAGATCTAGGAACTAATTTCCAAATAGGGTAATTTAATCTATCTAACTCTTTTTCGACAGAACTTTGTGCTTTTGAAGCTACACCAAAAAAATGCTTACCAAACCTCATTTCATCTGTTTGTAAATCTAAAGTTGCTCCTGTAAGTTTAGGTAAATTTCTATCAAACACTTTATCTTCAAGTGGAGTACCGCTAAACATAGCTCTTAAAAATTCATCTGCTGCACCTTTTAAAAACTCACCTGGTCCACTGGAAGCTTCTCCAGGATTAAACACAGTTTGTAAACTTCTTTCTCTTTTAACTCTGTTTTCAGGACCAGCTACAGTTGCACCTAAATCATAGAAAGCTTTTAGAGGAGTAGCATAACCAGTTATAGCATATCCAAAGAATCCACCAACTATAGCACCAAATTTATCTGCTGCCCTTTCTGTATTACCTGTCGTGACATAATAATTTGTTTCTTTAATTAAATTAGCTATTGCTCTTGGAAATGCACCTGCTCTATCTACTTGAACACCTGTTAAAACTTCTAAACCTTCTGCCATAAATCTACCATCTATCTCTTCGCCATTCATTAATTTTCTAACTGCTTCTCCCATATATAAGTAAGGAGTTAATGGAAATAGAGGTCCAACATCATAAGTTTTACCATCAATTACAAGTTCATCATATCTAGCACCACCAAATTTTTCTCTTATACCCCAACCTACTGCAATAAGTGTAGCACCTTCTATTGTTTCTTGAATACCCTGTCTATACTGTTCTACATTTTTTAATCTTTTACCTGAGCGTTCTTGTAGTTGACCTAACTCTTCTTCTAAAACTCTTAATCTATTACTATCTTCTGATGTAAGTTTTGCTTTGCCTTTTGTTATTGATTTTAAATCAAATATTTCTTTTTCTATATTTTTAGCTCTAGCTGCTTCTTCTTGAATTAAACCTTTACCTTTTTTTGTTCGTTGCCCTGCAAATCTAAAGCCAGAAGTAGCTAATTTAGCCAAACCAAGAGGAGTAGTTCTATTTAAAGTATAAACCATTGAATTCATAATAAAGTTAGGAAACGGTAAACCTAGTTTTATTACACTAACTCTATTTAAAGTAGATTGGAGAGAGTTTATAGCTCTACCACCAAATATTAGTTCATCACCTGCTCTTCTATTTTGATAAGTCATCTTGTAAGCAAATTTTAAAGATTCATCTACCATCTTATCGTTAATAAGATCTAATCTGTTTTTAGCTATAACATCACGTATATTGTTAATATCGGCAGGTATTTCACCTCTATTAATAGCCTGTTTAATTTGATGGTCTAATTCAGTTAGAAATCCTACAGATTTAATAGTTCTGTCTTGCATTCTGTTAAGAACATTTACATATTGAGAACCTTTGTGTAATGTCTTTAATAATTTACCTGCATTAGCTTCTTTACCTAACGATGTTGAAAAATAATCATCAAATACTTTAAATATTCTTCTATCTGCTTCAGTAAAATTATCTGCTAATATTCTAGCTATTTCTACAGACTCTTGTGGACGTAATAAATTCTTAGCTAATAAACCTATTTCTTGACCAACGATATTTTTTGGAGGTTCTATACCTAATGCTTCAGCTTCCATAGATTGAAAAAATCTACGTAGTGCTGTATTTAAAGTTTCACCAGGAACTCTTAAAACAGATCCTATTATGTTTCTAAGTGTTGTTGCAGGTTGACTAACTAAGTAAGATCTCCATACATCTACGCTGACACCAAATTTTCTGGCTGCTGCACGTTCAAGTTCAGTTTCTTTTTGTAATGCTTTTATAGCAGCATTTTGAGATTTAGTTAGATTTGCTGTTGCTTTGTTTAGTGCTTTACCTATGTCTGTAGATTTATTTAACAGTCTTTGAACTGCTGATGCATCTGCACCTTTGCTCATAGATATACTTGCTTCAGCACGTATTAAATTAGCTATTTGACTTGGTTCTAAATTATTTTTAGCCGCAGCTTTAGCTATAATATCTCCTAAAACATCTGGATTTTTTGCACTTAGTTCTAATAAGTCTCCTATTTTTTCAGTTATCCGTTTACTAGGATCATCTAGTATTACATTAATTTGTTTTCCTAACTTTCTTTCTGGAGCTAATTTTTGTATCTCCATACCAGTATCAAAAGTAAATCTTACTAGATCTTCAAATGTTTCTTTAGACAATGCTACAGAAAAAATGTCATCTACTTCTGTTTGAGATATTTTACTCTGTTTAAGAAAATCTTTAGCTTGCTCTATTTTAGCCTTATCTAAAAACTTATCATAATTTTCTACATACAAAGATATGTAATCTTTTTTTCGTGCTTCACTCACGCCTTTTAGTTTACTTAACTCAATGTTAACTATTTTCTTTTCATCATACTTACCTGTTTTAGGATTAATTTTATTTTTATATGTAGTTGGTAGATACTCGATTTCTGCAACGTCACCCTTAAAGTCTGTAATTAAACCAAATTTACTATAGTCGTTATCGGTTATAGTGCTTTTAGTTATGAGATCATCTGTTATACCTAATTCATTTGGGCTAGATTCTCTTATTCTATTTTTAATAAATTCTTTTGCTTCTGTTATTTTAGAGAAGTTTTCATCTCCTACAGAGTATCCTGTTGTTTTACCTTTATCATTAACTTGTTTTTTAATTGATAACTCATCACCTATTTTTAATTCTACACCTCTATATGATACTGTAGGTAAATCTGCTTGTTTAGGGTAACTAATTTTAATATCTTGAGCAACAACATTTTCAGGTGCTACTGTTTCAAAACGCTCTACAAAAGAACCTATGATATCATTTTCATCTGACAATATTCTACCAGTTTCAGGATCTACTTGTTTTTCTGCGGCTAATTTATCTCTATGCTCTAGCATATTATTTGATTTAGCAGATTGTCCTTGTGGTGTATTTTCAGCCACGGATTCCATTTGAGCTTTGATCTCATCTACATTTTTAGTAGTTTTTCTTCCTACAGCACCTGTTACACCACCTAACGCACCACCAAATAAAGTTCCAATTCCTGCAGCCCTAGCAACATTACCATAGTTAATGTCATCTTGTATCCCTAAACCTTCTTTACCTTTGACTTCTTCAACTAAGTATGCACCTGCACCGCTTATACCACCTTCAGTTAATCCACCAGCTACTCCACCAGCTACTATACGTTTAGCAAATGAATCTCGTATTAACTTACCAATTACTGCTCTACCTGCTGTAGCTGCAACTACTTTACCTGCACCAAAACCAAGTATATTCAAAGGATCTGCAATACCATACCTAATATAGTCGTATAATCCTCCTAACATTCCTCCTTTTCCTGCAAACCATTCTAAATTGTTATCTACAGTTTCGTATAATTTACCTAACGCTTTTCTTTTACTATCGTCTCGCATATTTTCGACGTAGTTTTTAAATTTTACAGCAGAATAAGTATTAGATTGTACGGCACGATAATCTTCTAAAAAAGTTTCAAGTGCTTCTTCTTTAGTTTTAGGGGTTTTACCATATCTGTCTCTACTATGTTGTATTAAAGTATCAACAAGTTCATCATTTTTTAGTAATTCTTTAGCTGTTAAGTCTTCTTCAGCCATTATTAATTACCTCCTAGTAACTTTGCAAAAGTATCATCTTCTGTCAGTTGTTTAATCATAACGCTAGGCTCATCTGAAATTTGATTAGTAGGTACTAATGATTTATTTTCTTCTTGGGTTATATCTATTGCATTTGGAGGTATAACAGCCCCTGATCTTAATCTTGCAGAAGGTAATCCTTTAGTACCTATACCTTTGCCTTTTTGCAAATCTTCCTCATCAAATTTATAAACTTTAAAATTATCTATCTTATTTGTTCTAAGATTATATTCAAAATAGTATCTTGTTACTGTTCCATCATCTTCAATTATATCGTGAGTTAATATTTTTGGAATCTTAGGATGTTGAATAGATTTCTCTATAAATTCTTTAAATTTTTCATCCGTAGATATATCTACACCTTTTTTAGTTATAGAAGATCTAAAAGATGCATCTTGAGTAACTTTACTACTCATACTAGCAGGAGTAAGTACTTCTATTTTTCCATCTCTTATAAGAGCTTTTTGTCTTTCTATATATGCAATTTTGTCAACATCTTTCATAGCCATTAATTTATCAACAAGTGATTGAGTTGCTTGATTATATTTCTCTTGAGGTGTACCATCTTCGATAGTCATAGAAGATTCTATGGCAACTCTACTCAATATTTTAATGTCTTGATAAACCTGATCTGGTCTATTTTCATCATAGATACCTCCTGCAATTACACTATCTGCTAATGCTCTTAAACCATTAGCTTCTGATATAACTCCTACTTTAGGTGACTTCTCTGATTCTACAATACGACCTGGTCCACCAGGAACATCTGATTGTGCATACTTATAATTTGGATCAGCATTAGCAATTAATTGAAGCACTTCATTTTTTACTCTACGTTGTCCAGATATATCAGATGCTACTTTGCCTTCTAATACAGGTTTAAATTCAGGATCTATAGGCTCACCTCTTTTTCTAGCCTCCATTCTTTCCCGTACTTTAGGATCTATACTGCTATAAATTTGTTCTCTTTTCTTTTTACCCGCCGCTGTTGGTGCAAACATACCTACTGCCTTACTTAATAAAGTGTCAGTTTGTCTATCTTCTGGTGTAACTTCGCCTGGTTGATCATCAACTTTCTTTTCATAAATATTTGCAAAAACATCACTACCTTTTTTAGCAGCAGACGAAACATTTCTTCTAAAAGATAATATAAGAGATTGTTCTGGATTAGCTACTCCGTTTTTTCCGTCTATAACCAATCTTCTTCCTAGTTGTTTTTGCAATCCTGGATCATTAATATTTATATTAACTAATCCGTTTGTTTTAGAAGCTATATTAGCAACAATATTTTTAATAGGTTCTCTAGTTAAAAATACAGCCCCTCTATCTCTATACTCTTGATCTAATTTTTTATTGGAACTAAGTTCAGCAGCAGCTTCTTTTGCCTCACGATCCATTTTTGCTTTGAACTCATTAGTAAAATCTTGTTCATATTTAGCTTTTTCAATTAACGAATCCCCTAAACCCTGCCACATACCTAACTCTCTTGCGCCGGACATAATACCCATTATTCTCTCCTCATACCCATTAACCCTGTATCGGGTACATCCTGTGACGTTTCTTCTATTGAATTATCTATAGAGTCAACTTCACTTCCATCTTCTATATCTATATCTACATTCGTAGCGTCTTCAGCATTAAAATTAACAGGATCTTCTGATAAGTTCTCTAATTCTGAAAGTTCTTTCATAGCATCTTCTAGTCTAACATCTTTAGCATCTTCAGCTAAAGGAACATATTCAACATTTGCATGGTCTAACATTTTCATCATTAAAGAAAATACTGGAGTGTAAATTAGTAACATTACATCTTGTGTATATTGCCCCATAGCCCAACCTGAAAAAACTAAAGAACGTGCAATTAATTCTACAGGAATACCTAATTTAGCTGCAACTGCTACTCTTTTAAATGCTTCTTTACTAGACATTCGAGAAGCTAAGTCATCATATGCTTCTTCTGGATCTACAATTGCAGGAGGTTTTTCATGTGTTTCTGCCCCCAGTTCACCTGTTAAAGACGCACCAGGAATAGGCCCGTTAAACTCTGGTGTATTTTCTTCCTCTACTACACTTTCTTCACTTTCTTCTTCCATTACAGGATCAGTTTCACCACCTACATCCATATTCCCCTCAAGTGGAGGTGCTTCTTCCATCTCAGGTGTAACGTCTTGTTCCATTTCCATTACCATGTTAATTTCCTTTATAATTTAAAATGATATTCCACGTTGAGTAGCGACTGTTTTAACTGCTCCTGCTGAAGCATCTATATACATTTTTTCCCATGCTCTTGCTTTTGCAATTAATCTTTCTATAGATGTATTAGGTCCAAATGGATCTGTAGAAGCTGGTCTACTAGCTCTAGAAGCCTCAACCCTTCTTATACCTTTTTGATCAGGATCAATAACTCTACTTACATTTCCTTTTGAAAATTTTGTTGGTAATTTTTTAGAACTAGTTTTGTCTCCTGGACCAAACGCAAGGTCTTTAATTTGTGAACCTACAAACGTAGCAAGAGTACTTTCTAAACTACCCCCAACTAAACTTTTTGCTAATAAATGAAACATTATTCTTCTCCTGTTGATTGTGCTGGCGAGGGACTACTAGGTGCAGAAAAACTACTAAATACAAAATCAGTTATATTGCCTAACACTCTACCTTCTAATTGTCCTTGAGCTATATCTGCGGCTAATTCAATGTCTTTATCAAAAGCAAACGAAGATAAAGCTAATTGATTTTGAAAAGCAGTCTCATTTAATGAAGTAACTCTAGAAAAATTAACCTGATCACGATGTTCTTGTAGTAGATTGTTTTGTGCAGTCTGACTTATATTAAATAATGTACGAACATTATATTCATTCTCTGCATTAGCTATAGCAGTATTAGCTGTATTTATATTACGTCTATACACCGCATTAGCCTGATCTATTAAGATAGAGTTTTTTTGATTAAATTGTTCTCTAGTATTTCTTAATGTTGAATTAAATTGGGCAACAGTATTTTGTTGTCCAGCATTAAATTGGCTCATGGCGTTTTGTTGGGCAGCGTTAAACTGAGAAGTACTATTAAATAATGATGCAAAGAATTGGTCATTCTGCTGTTCATTAGCAGCATTAAATTGTCTAGATGCATTTGTAGCAGCCTGATCATTAAATAATGATTGTACTCTATTAGTTGTATTAGTAACTCTAGCCTGTTGTTCATTGTTAAGATTAGCTAAATCTAGTTGCATTGTCATTTGGGCATTAACTACTTCTGCCTGTTGTCTGTTATTTAAATTTAATTCTTGCATACTACGATATGTCTGAGCATCAGCAGCCGCTATAGGTGTAGCAGCTTCCATAGCAGCCTGTAAGATAGCAGCCCCTGCCATACTAGATGCACCCATACCTCTAGAAGCCAGCATACTTTCCGCATTTCTAATAGCTCCAGCAGCCCACGCAGGTATTTTACCATCTTCAAACTGAGCCATTAGTCCTTCTAATTGACCCTGAACAGTAGCTTCTTTTTCTACTGTACCTGCTTGTGCTTGAACAGTATCTGTTAAACCTTGTTGTTTTGCAGCTTCCATAGCTTCAGCTTTAACGTCTTCAAAACTTTTTTCTGCTGTAAAAGAAGTAGGACCAGCTTTAGTTTGTTGGTCAGCAGTTTGAGCAGTACCAGTTTTTGTAGTAATTTGTCCTGTAGTTTCATCTATATTATACTGAGTAGGGTCTAAAAATTCATTGGCTGCTGGTGCTATTCTACTTAATTCTAGTGTAGTACCTTCAGGTAGAGTAGGAGTTTCAGCTAACTGTCCTTGCTTACCCAGTGCAGTTAATTTACCATATTCATCTGTATATCCTGATTTAATTCCTACTGAAGTCTTAAAGTTATCATAATCTTCACCGCCACCTAAAGAACTAAATTCACCTTTAAATCCTATTGACCTACCTGTTTTTCTATTTTTTAAACCTTCTAATGTACCTGTTAATGTTGCTAAATCCTGATTTCTAATATCTTCAATAGAAGGTAAATCACCACCGATTAACTCTTCACGTAACTGACCTGTTTCAGGATTTACGTATTCTTGTTCTAGTAATGCACGAAGATTACGTTCATGTACTTGAGTAGGATCAAGTGCAGGTTGAGGGGCAACTACTCCCCCACCAGGAAGCATTTCGCCAGGTGTAAGATTAGGGGTAGTGGCCCCAGAAAACTTTAACCACTCTTGATTCTGTTGATTAGCATTAAATGCATCTGTTTGAGCTTGTAGATTAGTATTGAATGCATTTGCTTGAGCTTGTTGATTAGCATTAAATACAGGAGGTTCTGCCATATTCTTATTCCATTCCTTATGTTGGTCTTTGATTCATCAATGATGCATTTCTAGACAATAATTGTTGAATCAACGCATCTCTAGGGTCATTAGCCATTGGACCCATTGGACCTACTTGCTGATTAGCAGGTGCGGCGGGTGCGTTTTGAGCAAATTGTGCTACTTGTTGTTGTAATGGAGCAGCGGCCTGTTGAAATTGTTGTGCTTCAGCCTGTCTTTGTTGAGTAAGTAATTCTGAAGCACGATTAGCCTGTTGTCCTACTCCTTGTAGTTGAGATTGCAAAGCAGCCTGATTAGATCTTTGATCACCCATAATATTACCACGTTGACCTGCCGCCTCACGTTGGTATTGTTCAGCCCCTGCTTGAAAGTCTCCAATTTGACTACCTAATTGAGAAGATACACTACCTAACTCTGCTGTCAAATCTCTACCTACGCCAGTTAATTGTGTCCCTAATCCTGTTTGACCAGACATTAATCCAGCTTGATTTGCAGCCAATCCTGCTTGACCAGCAAATAAGGTAGAAGGTTGTTCTATCTCAGGATCAGCAGTTCCTATAGCTGACTGAATATCTGTTTGACCTGCTGTTAATCCTGTTTGACCTGCTGTTAATCCTGCCTGACCAGCAAATAGGTCTGTCTGTCCTTCACCAGCAGTTCCAATACCAGCTTGTATACCAGCTTGGCCTGTAGTTAATCCTGCTTGACCAGCAAATAGGTCTGTTTGACCTGTTCCTGCTGTTCCTATACCAGCTTGTAGTCCTGCTTGACCTGCAAATAAATCTGTCTGACCTGTTCCTGCTGTTCCTATACCAGCTTGAATATCTGCTGTTTGACCCATTAAACTAGGAGCTTGACCAGTTCCAGCAGTTCCTATACTTGTACCAATACCTGTTACTTGTCCTGCTAAAGGATCTACTACATCCCTTATACCTTGTTGACCTGTAGCTAATCCTGCTGTTTGACCCATTAAAGTAGTTTGATCTGCAGCAGTTTGAGCAGTAGTAGGTGTTCCTATACTACCTGCTACACCACTAATATCACTTTGTATAGGAGCAAGATCTACAGGAGCAGGTGGAGGTGGTGCAGTAAAAGAAAATGTTTGACTACCATCAGTAGAAGTACCAGCTTGAGCATTATTTTCTAAAGGACTGGTAACTGCAACTGCTTCCGCTCCTATTCTATTTTCTCTAGTACCAAAATTTATGGCATGATCTACAGCAGCTTTTTGATAAGCTTGAATATACCCTGGAGTATTAAGAGCAAAACCTGTCGCTGCTGCTGTATTTGCTGCATGAAGTTGTACATCTGGATTTTGTGCAAGATACATACCTATTTCGTGATTAGTTGCCATTTTACTTTCCTCCTCTTTCTAATACTTTATCTAATTTATCCTCTAACCTGTATAATGCGTCTGATACCATTTTCATATCTTCACGCAACTCATGTTTAGTAGAGTAGTCTTCTCTAGTACGATTGAGGAGTATATCTATGCGCTTAACCTCTGCCATGAGATTTCTGAACATCCATATTGCAGGTGCAATCACCAGTGTTAGTACTACATTCCAAAATATTACTGGTGATATTGCTTCCATAAATCATTCCTTTACTATTAATTCTGTTGCAGATATGGCAGTACCTGCTACGACACTTGTGCTGTCTGCTGTTAATCCAAGTGTACCGTCTTCCTGCACAAAGTACTGTTGCCCTGCTGTTAAGCTAGACTGATCAGCATTTACTGTACCTATTGTATCTACAGTTACGCTCTGTCCATCTGCATAAGTACCGCCTGATGCTATACCTATATAGTTTTCTGTGGTGAGATTTGACCCATTAACCACACTCACAGTACCTGCACTATTAACCACAACAGGCTTACCATTAGTTATAGCACCAGATGCAAACGCTTTGTATTTACCTTTTTCTGTTGGTGGTACTGTACGCATCTTTACCCTTTCACCAATAACTTAGTAGCAGACAGTGCTGTTCCTGCTGTTACAACATTTGCTGATAATGCGCCTGACAGATCGTTTGCACTTTGTTGTATTATAGCAGTACCATGAGAACTGTTACCTTGATCCTGATACACCATAACCATTCTGTTTGCATTGCTATCAAAAGCTATACCTAAATCCTCAACAGCAGCCGCTTCAAATACTATTTCGCTACCAAAACTTATAGATGTTCCACTGACAGTACCCACTGCATATGTTCCATAATCACTATTAGCATCGTCTTCATACATAATTATGACTTTATTTACATTGCTGTCAAAAGCTACTTGTGGATGAAGAGTAGCACCACTATTAAAAGTTGCTTCTGATCCAAAACTTATAC